AGTTCCTACTTCGATAGCAGCTTCTTTGAATGGAAGACCATTTATATTATGGTCCCTCATTTCTTTTGGTGTGAATGTTATACCTTGTACAGTAATAGCTTGTTCACTGTTTTGCATCCAGTGTGTAAGCTGATCATCAAAGCTTTCATTAAATACACGGATCTTTTCTCTAGCATAACCAACCTGACCCCATCTAGATAATTTAGCAAGTCTATCAGCTTCAGGGTAACCATCAGGTCCAGCTAGTTTAAGTTGTTCAGCTTTTAATTCATGGAATCTAGTATCTTCAGCTTTAACAGTTTTAAGCTCTTCAGTTATTTCTATTAATCTTTGAGCATTTTCTGTACGTTCTCTTCTAGCTTCCTGTTTACCACGTTCTAGTTTCTTTTTAATATCTTCTTCACGCCACTTTTTTAATGTACCAGAGAACTGTTGTAATCCATCTGCTATTTGCCTACCTTGATCTATATGCCAATTAGCTTCAGCTTGGGCAGCTTGTGTTTCATACTGATTAGCAAGGTTGGTATTAGAGGTAGAGGCTTGTTTCAGCCTCGATATGTTTTCGTTATATGAGCTCATTATAAATTATAGCTCCCACTAAATGGTCCAAGTTGTCTTGCCGGTGATGAAGTTCCGTACATACTACCAAAAGTAACTTGTGGAGTATAAGAACTACTAAATATATTAGAGCTAGGTTGGTAGTCTATGGAATTTGTTACATCTGGTGCTCCTCCACTGAATCCTCCAATAACACTTCCAGCTATACTCATGAACATACCAGCTCTACTAGGAGCTGCTTCCATCTGAGGTGGTGGGGGTGCATGACCATGTATTGGTGAGAATCTTATTCTATCATAAGCTTCAGCTCGTTTGATTGAAGCTTCATTCCAAGCAATATCTTTATCAAGATAAGCTGATTCTTCAGCAAACATCATCTCATGTAATGTTTTAGATTTTTCATAACCCATTTCTTTAACAGACTTAGCAGCTAATCTAGCAGCTGTATTACCTGTCATAGTACCAGCATAATCATTTTGATACATTTTACGTATGGCATTCTCCATCTTATAAGAGCCTTGTGCAAAGATCTTATCAAGCTGTCGATCAGTTTGTGTCCACTGATCCATCATTGCCATATAATATTGATCCTGTTGTATATCCTGTATCTGTACATCATTCTTCCATTTAGCATTATTTAACGTAGTTTGTGTTAAATAATCTATATTATTTCTTTCATGGTTTTTTAGCTTTGCTCTGTTTCTAGCAGAGGTGGCTTGTTCAGCTCCGGCTTGTTGGGCTACTGCTGACGCTGCGCCTAATATCGCTGTTGGTTCGCACACGGCAAAATTCTATAAAGGTTATATTGTTGGGACCATGCTTAAGCTCCCTTAAGAACTTAAATCCCAGAAACTTTAGAAGTTTTAGATGAGCGGTATTCCGTTTATCTACAATGTTCCAAAGGAGTTTCTCTTCTCTACTTTCAATCCATCTCTTAGCTTCTCTAGCAAAGAGCATCGGTTTGTCATGAATGACTGGTGTACATAACATCCATATTTTACCATCAGGTTCAACTCCAGCCAGTCCGGCAATCCTGCCGTCTGGATGAGTGAAGTAAACAGTTTCACCTTGGAAAGCAGTTAATGGTATAAAGAGAAGTGGAAAGTGACCGTGGCCCTCAAACACTTCTCTATAATCATCATCACGAAGATTAGAAGCTACATTAACAGCAGCTTCCATTGTAATTGGGTGGGTGTATTTAGACACGGGCGTAATATCTAGTTGAGTAATCTCCTTCCCAATTCATAGAGAAAATGGTAGCAGGAGATGGATGATTTGATTTGATCTGTACTGTTAAATTTGTGTTTCTATCATAGACTGGTATAGTATGTAAGTATGTATCTGCTATTGCAGGTGTACTAGCTAAGATATTATCCCATTCTAATGATTCAACTGTATATGTATAATCTGTTCTACCCTTCCGTTTTAATGTAACATCTATTACACCTACATCTCCAAAGTCAAAGTTCATTCTATGTATAACTAAAGATCCACGAGTTTCAGAAGCAATTTGATTTCCTTCTGGTCTGGTCATATAGATCTTAGGTAGTTCCACTTCGAACTCATATTCATATCCAATGACAACATCTGTATTAACTGAAGATCCATCTTTAGTAGAAGTCTTCCAGTTTCCAGGTAATGTGACTGTTTGGTTGGGAGCTGTACCTGTTATTTTAGCAGCTGGTATATCATAACTTCGTCCCCTAGCATCACTATCTGTAAGAGTATATGCTGTAAGAGTACGGGAACTATAATAACCTGCACCTAAAGTAAAGGTTGTAACATCTGTTGATCCATTATATGTAAGATCTCCACTTGCAAATGTTTTCTTAGTATCTAAAAATACTCTATTTTGTTCTGGTGAATCACCAATTAATAAAGTATCACTTTTTAATTTTATGTCAAATTTTTCTAGTGTATATGTACTACCTGTATTTAGTACAGCATAATATACGTCATCCATAATAGTATGGAATACTACATTATTAGGTAATGTCCATCTAAACCATGCAGATTGAGATCTTCTACCTTCTGATTGATGCCATTTATAACCCCATACTTCATTAGATGCTGTATGTAATGTACTATCTATACCAAATAATACCAGTTTATTTTCAGTAGAACCAGTCATCATACTGGTATTTTCAGGGAATAAACTATGTATTATCTTAGTTTGTTCTACAACTTCAGGTTCTTCTCTTTGAGACACAGCTGCCATTTCATAGAATCTAGAATGTTTAGCTTGTGAGTTTAAGAATCCTATAGTAGTACCTAACTCTATAGGCATAGTATCAGGGTTAAAACCGTAAGATGACAAGTAACTGATCTTAGCAGTCTCAGGAGTCAAGAGAGCTTCGGCACCTGAACTTAATAGGAACTGTTCACTAGCACTAAAGATAACTAATCCACCAGCTTGTTCAACAGCATCATATAATTTAGTTGGAAATGTTGAGCTAGATTGTAAATCAATAGGGTCTGCATTGGAAATTGCCATAGCAGTTTTCACCCAAAAATTATAGAAGCTATTAACTCTAGATAGAATTATATTTTCAGCACTTAACATGCAAATTCTATTCCTAAAGAATATCATCTTCTGTATTTGTTGTCCTACGAAAGAAGGTTTAGAGTTAGTGATATCATCACCACAGTCTCGTTTACCCCAATCAGGATAAGAGAATCTAAATGCTCCATTAGAGTAAGTAGTAGCTCCACCTCCATTAATAGAGAATGTACCTGGAAGCACCCTGGTAAGGGCTAGAGGCATTGTTGTGTTATCTATTTCTATTTCTATACCAGGCTCTGCTACCTCTTCCCAGATGCCTTCTCCAAATCGAGCTGGTGTAAATGTACAAGTTTCACCTGCACTAATGGTACCCGAAGCTGAATCTGTAATCTCAAAAGTGTTAGCAGTTTTATTAGCTATAGTATAGAATCCATCAGTAGCAGCTCCACTTGTAAAGTCTACTATAACTTGATCACCATTTTCTAAACCATGTGAAGTTGCTGTAATAGTTACAGTATTACTTGATCTAGCATATGTACCTGACTGTGTTATATCTGCTTCTACTCCTTCTGCTTGGAATCGTAAAAAATAATCATCAACATCTTCATCACTATTCACTACACGTACTACATACCCATGTCTACATGAACTTGGTAAATCTGCAACATTATTAACCTCACTAGTTGTAATGTTCATCAATGTTTTTTCAGGAGATGTAACACCAAACTTATCTTTACTGTATAAATGTAAACCATTTCCAACAATAGTACATGTAATACCAGTACCACTGATAGCATCTAAAGTTGTTTTTAAATCACCTAAAATACCATCTGCTGACACATGCTCTTCTGCGTTAGAGGAGGTAGGGTCAGGACGGACCATAGCTATGTTAGCTCTAGATGTAACTGTAACATGATTCTTAATTGTTACTGTTGTAGTCAATCCTTTCTGGGAGGTATGTTGATGTGTATCGTTTGTTGTCCAACCTTCACCACCAAATTGTAACTTTGCGTAGCAGTTATATGCATCATGATAGTTATCGTTATCATCATCGTCATCAGGTTGTGGTGTACAACGAGAGTCCATCTCATATCTTAGATTACTCTTACCACCTGAACTAGCATTAGGAGGAGAAGTAGATCCAATAGCGGTTCCACTATTTACTGTTACATATTCTCTACCCATACCTTTACAGTCTCCAGCACCTACTGTTGCTGATGCTGTACTAGATCCATCAAGAGAAACAACTTCGTCTACTACTATACTGGTAGCACGTGGATAAGAGTATGTTGTATTATTATCAGGAGAGTAAATATCTAATGCGTATTGTTTACCATAAGATATAGTATCTAATGCTATAAAGGCTTCGTTTAATCTAGGCGGTGATTTATCTGCTGCGTCTGTTTTCATTGCAACAGTCTTACGTCTATTAACAAAGAAAGTAGTTTCGTTAATTGTTAACGCCTGTATATCTGAAGACTTCTCATCTGATAAAGCTTGGTTATCTAAATATGTAGCTTTATTTGTACCAGCAACATTTGCATAATCCACGGGTATGATAGCACCATCACTACATCTCCATATAATAACTGCACCGTCTGCACCAACTTGTCCAATGTATTGTTCGTCATCTTTTGTATAAATGTTAAACCATTTTGTGTGGGCTGCGGTGGATGGTGACAGAGTACTAACTAAAGCACTTCCTGGTCGTTTATGTAATTGTTCCACTACATCGGGTACACCATTAACTAGGTCTACTACTTGTCCTGGAAATTTTTTTTCGTCTGGTTGTGCAGCTATCCCTAACACATAATTAGGTACTTTCTGTGTAACACTTGCCATTATCTTCTAAGCATTTGATAAGGTTTGTAAGGTTGATAAGCTGAATCATCTGGCCAACCAAAGAATGAATGATCACCTTGATTACATTCATACTCTAAGCATGCAGCTCTAGCTTGCAACTCATAAGTGGATAACATCTGTTGTAACTGTTGGTTAGATACTAACTGAACAGCAGCTCTACCTGATGCTTTATATATTATATACCTTTGGAATACAGAAGGTATATCTTCAAATTCTAATAGTCTTACTTTATTTACATAGAAGTAATCATCATCTGGATATTCAAATGTATGGTTTACTCTATCATACATCTTCCATATACCATCTGAATCCTTACGTCGTACAAAGTCACGGGTTCTATCCCACTCATCTGTCATGTCAATTCTTATAACATCTGATCCAATTATAATTTTATTATCTGTTGTATTTACATTTTCTTTTATATGATATTCAAGATTAAAAGTCCAACCCTCATTCTGGACATCTTGGTTTACCTCTTTCAATATATTATATATGAAAGATATTTCAGGGTTATTAAAATCTATACCAGAGATGGGGGATTGACCAATACTACCAAGAATTGCATTCACTGCGGATAGTTCGGTATCGATGGTTACAGTCGTGGTAGTCATAGTTAAGAATC